GATGTAATAGCTCCAGAGCTTATCGTTCCTACACTTGTTAGGTTTTGAGAGTTAAAGCTAAAAGCTGAACCCGCTTGTCCGCTTAAATCACTTAGGACTTCCGAGTAACTTCTCCCCTCTAAACCAGCAGCTGTGAACTTGGCATAATCATTATCCGCCGCGTCAGCATCATCTACCTGCATAATCTTATCATCAGCTATTCCAACATCTACATTAAAGGTTCTATTAGCTGCAATAGTTCCCCCGCCAGTCAGTCCTGTCCCCGCTGTTAGGGTAACTCCAGTATGGTCAATATGCTCATTGGCTGCAAAGTTGGTTAGCTGGTCATGGTCAATATCAGTTGTTAGGTTGTGGGTATTAGTAAGTGAGTCGTGGTCAACTCCGCTATCTTCAATGGTTACTACTCCCGCAACAGCATTAAAGTCTGAGTTATCAAAAGTACACACTCCCTTAGTAGCTCCGTCATCATCTGCATCTGGCAGGGCTGAGGCGGGTATTCCGCTAAAGTTAGTCCCTGTAAAAGTGGGGCTGGAGCCAGAAGTTACATCTTGGTCAATAAAGGAGTGGTCGCTTCCGTCAGAACTCCTATGGGTAGTGTTTAAATCAATAGCGGTTCTGTTTTCCTGTAATGCTCCCTCAACTTCAGTAGCAGTAATAATTGTTCCAGCATCAGCAATCGGAACATCTACTGCTGAAACTTGACTAGCTCCAGTTCCCCAGTCAATATGAGTATCGTTAATTCCATTGGCAGCTATGTCCAATGTTACAAAATCCCCACCATCAGTATATGAAATTGGTGAACCAGTTCTTAATACACCATTATTAGAAGCAGCTCCCAAGTATCCAGCAGTAGCTCCGCTATCTACTGCTACTTTAACATCAGTAGCACCAGGATCTATTACCTTATCTAAATTTACAGTAAAAGGATTAAATTTGAAAGGCATTATGTTTGAGTTATGCTACTTATTTCATCATCAGCATTATAAGCTAATGTCAAAGTAGCAACAATTGATCCTCCAGCTCCTCCATCTTTATACACAACAGTTTCTATCTCTCCTGCTCCATTACCTGCTGCTACATAAGTCAAAGCAATATAGTCAAATGGCGGTATTTCAAAGCCAACCGCAGGGTTAATTGTATTTCCAGCACTATCTGAAACTTTATTAATAAGTCTTCCATCAGTATCAGACTTTGCAGCATGCCAAGTAGTACCTCCATCAGAAGACACATAAGTTCTAGTTTGAGATAATGCAGATGTATCTACATTCTTATCTACTTTGCCTAATCCCATCTTAGTTCTTCTTTAATTTTGTTACATTGATGACCTTTTCTACATAAATAGGTTTTTCAACAACTATATCTTTTTCTTTTATAATAGGCTTAACAAGCTCTACTTCCTTATAAACAGGCTTTTCTATTACAACTTCAACTGTTTTATAAACAGGTTTTTCAACAATCTTATCTACATATTTTGGAACTTCAACTATAATCTCTTTAAATACTGGTTTTTCATATTCTACAGTCTTATAAACAGGCTTCTCATATTCAACCTCCTTATAAACTGGTTTTTCATATTCCTTTTCTTTAAATACAGGCTTCTCATATTCTTTCTCAACCTCTTTCATAACTGGTTTTTCTACTTCAAAAGGCTTATCTACATAGACAGGTTTTTCAATCTCAACTTCTTTAATTACAGGTTTTTCAATCTCAACTTCTTTATAAACAGGAATTTCTACCTCTTTAATATGTTCAACAATCTTAACAGTATGAATTTCTAATTTATCTTTTTTCTCTGATCCTTTATTCATTCCCATTTGTTTTTACTTAAATTTATTATACCCAACCAATTATTTCCGCTACAACAGTATTAGAAGTGCTTTGCATATACAAAGTAATACCATCATCTCCAATATCAAGGTCCTTTTCTTCATAACTAGATCCTGATTTAACAGTTAGATAGAGAGTACCACTTCCTAACGCTGTATAACATAACTTAATATCATGTGCCCCCCTAGCTTGAATAATAAATCTCTTAGTTTTTGCAGGAAGAGCCTGACTATACTCAGTGTTCTGACTAGGCATAGATTTATTATAAACTGTTGGAGTAGTACCAACTAGAGTACATCCTTCTCCATCTTCTTTATGTATTACCACCATATTTGTTAATTATTTTTTTAAATCTATTTGAGCTTCTTTGATCCTTGTTTCCTTTTCTTCCTTATATTTCATCCACTCTTCCTTTAAATCAGCTAATTTTTTAATCTCTCTTTTAACTTTTCTTCTCTGAAAAATAACCCTTGCCTGAACTACTGGCAAATATTTTTCTCCTACAGTCTTATAAGGCTCAATCTCACCTAATTCATTTTCTAAATATACTGATGGATGATCCTCCTCTACATCATACCAGACATCATCCTTTAACATTTCATCATCCTCTTTTTCTTTCTCTACTTTATTCTCTTTTTCTTCCTTTATTTTTTTCATAGGTTTATTTATTGTTTAACCCTCTTATCGAGGAGTCCTAAGACTCCTCTAAAGGGGGTGAAACCTTTACTTGAACTCAAGAGTTCCATCTTCTCTTACTCTCACCTGCTCATCTTTTTCAAGTTCTTTTCTCTCTTTTGTTATTTCTACTTTCTTATCTTTTGATTCTTTCTTCTTTTTTGTCATAGTAAATTTGATTACTTATTATTCACTCATGAAGTATCTCTGGCTATTTTCTTAATTTCATTAGTTAGTTCAGATCTCTCTCTCACAACTTCTTTACTTTCCTTTTGACCATCAACCTGCTCCCAATGTTTATCAACATTTTTAAGTCTATCAATCAATTTTTCTCTTCTCATCTTACTTCTATTCCTAGAAGAAATAATATAGACCATAAACTTTTTTTAATTATTCTTCTTTATCTTCAATATCAAGCTTTTTCTTAATTTTCTTCAAATCCTTCAAAATCTTATCCTGATTTTTTTCAAGATTATTAAGCTCTTTAGATCCATCTACTATTCCTGATTGGACATATCCTCCACCTTCACAAGCTGGACACTCTACCTCAATAATCTCATCTCCTTGTTTCACTTCCACCATTCCATCACCACCACAAGTTCCACATTCTTTATAGACTTCAAGTGGTTTAACCATCTTACCAAATTAAAGATTATGATTCGTGATTGTCTCTTTCAGTTCCACCAGAACCAGCATTAGATACTGCCCAATTATCAGCAACCAATACATCTGCTGCTGTGCAATCTACATCCCAAGTTTCGGTAAAGTTATCACCAATAAACTTATTATGTGAGATTGAAGAATTAGCTGCAACTACATTTACTCCAACTTTTACTCCATCTACACAAGTTGCAGTTGCTCCAAATTGATTCCAGTCAATCTTTGCGTCTGTGAAATACATATCTGCTCCACCAGCAACAGTAACACAAGAGGTTACAAATCCGCTAATCTTATTTCTAGTAATTGCAGAAGTACCTTTCATACCACCAGTATAAATTCCAGTAGTGGCATTTGAACTATTCCCATAGATATACAGATCATGAAACCATGAACCACCATCCATTTGTTCCCAATAAAATCCATATACGGCACTAGCTACTCCAATAAAAAGATTAGAAACTTCTGTTCCTGTTCCTGAACCACCAAAAGCAAATGTGCTTGGCGAAGTTGGATTAATTGTTACACCCGTATCTGTTCCTGGCATACCCATTCCTAGAATATGCAAGTTCTTTGAAGACCAGGCAATTCTTCCTTCTGAGGAATAATCACCAGGAGCTACAATCACATAATTATCAGATTCATCATCATAATTTATATCAGTAGTCCCAAAATCATATCTAGCTGCATTAATAGCATCCTGAAGATCAGTATAAGCATTTTTCCAGCTAGTTCCATCAGCTTTTCCTGTGGCTTTCTTATCCACAAAACAAACTTGAGTTCTACTATTACACCTCTGATCTGAATGTCCTAAATTTCTACCAAGACCAAGACCAAGCATCCCACCAGCTCCATAGAGAGGGTGACCAAAACTTGATAGTCCATCTGGGTAGTTTGCTATATCACTCATTTCATTTTATTAATTTATTAAGGAAGGGGAAGGAGACTATCCTCCCCCATTAACTAGCCTGAATAAGCAGCACCATCTCCCTTAGATCCAACAATACCTCTCCAGTTCTTATTACCTACTTGCCATCTTGCGGAAGCATCATAGATAGTATCCTTATTAGCATTATCTACATATACAGAAGATCTAATTCCCCTTCTTTCATAGAAGATTGTAGGAGAATACATAGTATCAATTAAGAACCAAGCGGTATCTGAACCACCATTTTGACTATTAATCCACTTAGTTGACATTACTGGCATCCATCCACCCCGATAAATATTAAGATCGTTATTAGCTGTTTCTGCTTTCTTTTCAGAACCAGTTAATACTTTACCTTTCTTTTCAAGTGAATCAGGGACTAGAAGAATTACAGAACCAGAACCAATATTCATTGGAAGTCCTCTATCATCTAGTTGTCTCCTAAGTTGCTGTCTCAAAGTTTCAATATTATCATCATCTAACACTCGACCTGCTGCGTCAGCATTTGACTGAGCAGTACCCCCATCCTTTCTTGGATGAGCTATTGAACACATAGGCTTTCCGTCTGCATAGAAAGTTAAATCTACTGGAAGGCTTGCCTGTGCTGTGAAAGCATAATTAAAGATACTGAAAGCTGATCTATCAAATTCCATCTTAAAGCCAACATTAATATCTCTGGCTTCATCCATCTTATCTCTCAAATCATCTTCAACATCTTCTTTCTGCTCTTCCGTAATTTCTACAGCGTTTGTCTTCTTAATGAAGTTAAACTCTGTCTTGTATCCAGGGTATCTACTGTCCTTTGCATAGTCTTGCCCTTCAGTAGTAAACCGAGGATAACCTACACCTGTTTTGTTGGTTAGGGTTTCTCTTGATTGTGTTGAGCTTCTTCCTTTGAAGAGACGAGTATAGCTATTCTGTTCTACTCCTAGAGCAGAATTTATGGCTAAAGAATAAGCTTGATCTGCCTGATTTTCTACTTCTGCGAATTTCGCACCTATACCTTTAATCCATCCATCTCCCCAAGTTGCTCGTACTTCTGGATTCATTTACTTAATTTAATTTATTAATTTTTTTTAGGATTCGCTATTAGCATCAGATTGACACTCTGAGCTGGCAATTGAAACCATTAACCTTGTAGAATCATTTGGATCTAATCCCCAAGAATAGAAATTGGCAGTTGTGGCAACAGTTCTTGTTGCAGTTGTTTCTAAAACCTGACCATACTCTGCACCTGCTGAATTAACATCAATTCTACATCCTATAAGATTTGAATCGTTGGTTGTACCAAGAGTACCACTAACTTCTGCTGAATAGACAGTATCTTTAGATACATCAACAATTGCCCGATAATCATCCGAATTAGTACCATCACTTGTTACAGTAGTATAATCACTTGAAGCAGCAGTTCCAGCTACAACTTCAGCACTCTTCATAACTTCCCCTCTAACACCACTTACAAAAGCTACAATTACTCCTAGAACAGGAGTAGCAGCAGCACCAAGATCACCGACACCATTAGAGTAAGTCTTAATAACATCACCAAGTTCATAAGTTTGAGAAACTCCCAAATCTACTAACTCCAGCTTTCTACCTACACCACCAACTGTGCGTGCAAACTTTAACATTTTGTCTTTTTTTAATTTATTAACTAACGATTAATTGGATAAAAAATATTCATTGATCCGTCTTTCTGTTTCTTTTTCAAAGCGAGGGCTTGTTCATCAGTAATTCCTATTTTCTTTGCTTCACGCCTTTCTTCAGCATTTAGAGAATCCTCTTTAGATTTTTCAGAAGGAACTTTTCCTCCTTCACCACCTCCAGAAGCTTCTCCAGCAATTTCCTTATTTTTCTTCGTTATTTCATGCTCAAGAGAACTTTCCCCTCCACCATGTAAAATTCTATGAGCCTTTTCAAGTTGGACAAAGTAAGAATCTGAAGAATTTGGATTAATAGAGTTATCCATCTCATCAAGAAGTTCATTCCAAGCATCAGTATCACTTTGATATTCTGGATGCTCTTTAAAGAAAGCCTTTCTACTCTCCTTTTTATCAATATTTTCTCTTTTTTTCTGTGCCTCTTTAAAAGGCTTTAGCTTCTCATCTATTATTTCATCATAGTTAGGCTCTTCCTTTTTCTTCTTCTTACCCTTCTCCTCTTCTTCTAATTGCTTCTCCCAGAAGTCTTCTTCATCCTCTCCAGAAGGTTCTACTTTTTTAACACCTTTATTTTTTTTCAGAGATTTGAGTTCTTTTTCAAGTTCTCGTTTCTCTGCCTCAGCTTCTCTTGCCCTCACAAGAGCTTCATTATGCTGTTCTGTAGAAATTGTTTCTTCTCCTTCTTTTTTCTTCTTTTCTTTCTTTTTTTCTTCCTCTAGTTTTTCCTCTTTTTCTTTCTCTATTTTTTCCTTTTTCTCTTTCATTGTTGTTATTTTAATAATTTACACTCTTTTTATGAATCCGTCTTTTTTTGTCCTCCTTCCCCTTCTTCTCTATCTCTTTTTCCTTCTCTTTCTCCTCCTTTTTAATATTGTTTAGCTTCTCTCTCATAAGAACTGAAACCATTATCATCCCTTTAAAGTACGGATCTTGTGAATACAAGAATCTATTTTTGTAAGCTTCGCTGCATTGATCAAAATAACGGGGAAGCTTTCTAAGCTCTGGAGAATTAGCCATAAATCTAAACATCCTAGCTACTTCCATCTCATTAACTCTATGATAACTTCTCTTTTCTAATAACCACAATAATAAATCCACTAACTTTGATTTCAAATACTTTCTCATACAATATCTTTGGTTAAGTTATAACCTCCTCCTCCTGCTGGAGATGCCCCTCCTGAAGCAGCAGCAACTTCCCTTTCGGTTGCTCTCTGAGCTTCTGCTTCTTCTGGCTTCTGCTTTATATATAATCTATCAGGATTTTCTCCCCATGCCAATATATATTTAATTGTAGCTTCATCAGCATCTAAGAGAGGATTCTCTTTAGCCTCATCAAGAATTGCCCTTGCTATCTCCATTCTTGTAGATTGAGAAAGCGGTCTCTCTACATCTTCTTCTAATCGTACCAAATAATTAGCTCTGCACATTTCAGGACTCATTGTGATCCATCTTGGTCCTTTGCCCTGTTCAACAATAGGAATTTGTCTATACTTTGGCTGTTTAATCTGTTTCCCTCTCACATCCTTCACAGGCTCTCCGTAATAGTCTTTTAACACCTCATACTGAATTGGATCTCTATAGAACTGACATATATTAGAAATTCTAATTTCAGCTCTCTCAATAATCAACTTATATATAAAAGTTCTAAAAGTCACTGCCATTCTCTTAGCGTTCTCATCTAAAATTATAGCTTCCCTAGCAGTCTTTCTCCCCTGATGTACTCCCTGCGTACTAGGATCAATAGAAGTATTGACATCAGCTCTCTTAGAAAGAAATTCTAATAAAGCAAAGGAACTCTGTTCCGCCCCACTAATATCAATCTCCTTCATCTGATTAGCATCTTCTGTAATAGTTGTAACCTTGCCAGGATATAAATTATAACTCTCAAGTTCTGCTCCCTGACCAAGAACAATTGGCTTATTAATAGACAATATTTCCTGATCTATCATCATTCTTAGAATAGCATTGATAGTTTCCTGCTCTCCTGCCATAAGATCAGGCATAGCCTTCCCATAAAAACACTCCTCATCAGCCAGTTCATATACTGTCTTAATGAAAGGAAGTCTCTTATGATGATAAGGAAGAGGACAAATTTCATCATCCTTTTCTCCTTGAGGATTTAGCCAGACTCCATTAGCAAGTATAACGAACTCATCTTTGATCTCATTGTAATATTTCAATATCTCAATAACATTCAATTTATCCTGATCAATACTCTTATACTCTAATTGGTCTATTTCTCCTTCTTTAACCCCTTCTCCTGCATATTTAGAATACTCATAATGACCATACTTTTCTAAAAACCTCTCCATTGTCATATAGCTTAGAGTACAACAGTCTTCTTTAATCTCAGCATAATTCTCATTGGGATAGAATAAAAGCAAAGGAAAAATTCTACTTTTAACACTACCAGCTCCTCCTTCAATTATGGTTTTCTTCTTTGAAGTAATTTTTCCAGTAGATTGATCTACTTTTGTAATCTCCTTTATTTTCTTTTTAATTTCCTCATAATATTCTTCAACTATAACAGTTCCTTTAACTGAACAAGATAAAGACTGTTTATATGTTTGATAACTTCCCATTTCTTTCCTATGAGTGAAATCAAATACATCCCACATATCTCTTGCGTATTCATGATCTTTCTCTGTTTCTCCAATTATACTTAAATAAGGAACTTGTGCTACAACTAGAGAAATAATAGCTTTGACTTTACCTCTAGTCTTATTATCAAATATCAGAGATTGCCAGTCCTGCTTAGAATCTCTAACATCATCAGGCACTATTCCATTATAAGCATCTTGATTATCTTTTACATATTCAGTAAGAGTTCTTCCATCAAATTCTCTCCTAGACTTATCTCTCTCTTCCTTCATATCATTAAATCTAAGATAAGCCCGATTAATAACCTCAATTTGTTTTTGAGTAGGATTATAAGGCGGAACTTCTCTTTCCACCTCTTTCTCATTCACAACTTCTTTTATTATTGGTCTTGGCATTTTTATTGCATATTACTAATCTTTCGTTCCCTTTTTCTTTTCTGTACTTCTATTGCTTTATCTAAATCAGTTCTACTTTCTAAACTTCCTCTTTTAAGAGCTTTCCAATCTTTTTTTTCTTCTTCTTCAGGCACTCCAAATAGAATACTTTTTACTCTACCCCAAAAAGCCATATATTCAAATTATGAATTAAGACATATCACTTATTTTTCTTTCCCTATAACCTCTCTTTTTTTCTTTTCTCTTTGCTCTTTTTTTTCTTTCTTTAGCAAACTCACTAGGAATATGAGTCTTGCCACTCTTCAGATTTTTAGCTTCTACTACCTTATTTCCTTTAAAAGCTAAACGAACAGGTCCTTTAGATGTTTGCCTAACTCTATAGCGAACTCCTTTTCCTAAAGGCATTATACTTATATTAATTTTTTAAGTCTAGTAAGCAACTTGTCTATGTATTTTTCTTCTTCTTTCCTTAAAACCCCTGTATCCAGAATCAACAGGTTTTCTGGGTGGAACAGCCATTTGCATTACACTTGCCAGAGCATCAATTACATCATCTGTAGCTCCTCTAGGAAATCTTAACAGTTCTTCTTCTAACAGTCTAGTAGTTTCACTATTCTCCCTGTGATATACATTCCCTATTGCATATCTGGGCTGCAAACTTCTTATCTTTCTTTCTTTGTCTAAATCTACTTTCAACTCATGAATGTTAATATCCCACAAAGAACTCTTCTTCTTTCTAATTTCATCTATAAAATATACCAAAGACTTTTGATAAGATACAGTTTCTATTCCAACCTTCTCTGGCTTCCATCTCTCATACATAGCAATAAGAGCTTTAATTGTTTCTATTGGATTAAATCTTTCTCTTATTATCTCAACTATATAGAACTCATTTAACTGATTAACCAGGACTGCTACCAATGCTGTAAAATCAGCTCTGTTCTTTTTAGAAATAGCAGGATCAAGAGCAATAAAAGCCTTGTAGGGATTCTTCATTATCTTATGCTTGAGCTGGTAATCATTAAAATACCTAAACATACTCTTTCTAAACTCCTGATCATCTTCTGGTACAGGTTCATTAAAATACTCTTGATGAAAAGCAGCATCTCCTCTTCCCTCAATAGCCATCTCTTTCCTCTTTTCCTCTAATCTTTCAACTGTCCAATAATTAACCCACAATAACTTCCTATCCTTATTCCAAGCCCTGAATATTTCTCCATCATGATTCTTAATCAATGTATTTAACAAAGAGTCATCATGCAGAATAGTTCCAAATACTTTTAAATTTCCTCCTGATGGAGCAACAGCAGGAATAACACCTCTTAGATAGTTTCTTAGATATTTCTTTCTCTGTTCATCATTCTCAATATGTTCATCACTTTCAATATCATCCAAGATTATCCTAGTAGGTCTGGTATATCTTGATTTTATACCTCTAACTGGAGCATCAAATCCTTTAGCTCTTAACCTAATACCATTAATAAAGAAATCTCCTTCCGCATCTTTAATTCTATCATCTCTTACCCCTCTAGGAGAAACCTTCGTTAATTGTCCATAAACTTCTACAATAGTGTCATTATCTCTAAATTCATTTCTTATGCTTTCTAATACTTCACTAGCCTCATTAAAAGATTTTTCAATAACCAGGATAAATTTGTCTAAGTGATTAACAACAGAAAAACAGATACAAGCCTGTATCATTGTAGTTTTACCAAAGCCTCTAGGATAAGCAGTATATTCATTAACATTAGAAAAGAATTTCTTAACTATTCCAAAATGGAAATCGGGAGAAGGCTCTGAAAAATACTCAGGAATAAAGATATGCCCCCACAATATACACTTCGCCACCAAATGATCAAAACTCTCAAATTTCTGGAAGAACTCTTTGAGCTTTTTCTTATCTCCTTTCCTGACTATAGCTTTAGCTTCTTTTTCTAATTTTTCATAGAGATTTATAGCACTCATAGAACACCTTTTTCTCTTAAATTTTTCCTTATATTATCAAACTCCTTCTGCTTACTTACCTTCTTTTCCACTAGAGAAGAGTGAATGGTAGGACTGATCTTAATATCATCAAATCCATACTTATTCCCCCCAATTTCTACCTTATCCACTTTCCTTTCCTGAAAAGCCTTTTCTATCTGTTCTGCTGTTTTTTCTGATATAAAAACTTCCTTATCTTCTTTTTCAAATCTCAATATCCTCGTCATCTTTATTTCTCTTAAATAGAGATTTAAGCCACTCCCAAATCAAACTAAACTTTTCTCTCATTCTTTTTAACATTTTTAGATTTTTTAGGAATTAAATTCAGGCTTTTGAAATGAGCCTGAATCCTTTTAACTGTATCTATTTCAAATACTTTCTCACTTCCAGTATCTTCAATTTCCAGTTTATCTTTCCAACCCATATTTTTCAGAGCAAATATATAAAAATGTGATCTTCCTCCATGAGCCTTAGTTTCATAAAACAATTCTACAAATCCTCTTAATTGAGACACTATATGATTAAATGCTTTAGCTTTGATAGTATTTTTACCAATCTCACCCCAGACATACCTATTAAGCTGTGCAGTAGTAGTACGCAAAGACATAGCTAAACCTCCCATAGTAATAGGCATCTTTTTATGAATACACTTTACAAAATAGCTGCTTCCCTTTTCTATTAGTTCATGAGGAGTCAAAAGATAAGTCCTTCCTAATCTTATTGTCATATCCTCACTCTCCTTTTCATTCTTACCTACTTCTTCATAATTATTAGTTTTAATATATTCATATAAATTTTCTTCTAACTGTTCTATAAGATCCAGCCAAAACTGCCTCTCTGTAAATTCCTTTTCATTAATTTTAGAAACTACTTTTTTTCTTTCCTTCCTAACTTTAACACCAGCTATTAACTGATCTACTTCAGGAGCATCTACTTCTGGTACATCATATTTACCCATATTTGTCTTTAAAAATGTAGGTTACGCAAAAGCCCCCCAACTTTTGCGTTAGAACCTTTATCTATATTAGCATCTTTTATTTCTTTTTAACATGATACGGACCTTTAGGTATTTTAGGCAATTTACTCCCCATAATAGCCATCTTTTCTTTCTTCCTTTTAGCAAGTATCTTATTTGTCTTTCTGGCTTTCTCCTTATCAATAATCATCATCTTTAAATGATGAATCCTTTTTAAGTCATGTATCACACAAACCAGAATCTTACTAGCATCTTTAATAAGTTCATAATGATTAGGAAGCTTATAATGAGTTTTCATTTCCTGTCCCATTATTCCAAGCCTTTTATCAATAGTAATAAGTTCTTCAGCCATTTCCTTCCTAGAAATTATTTTGATCTTTTCTTCCTTTAATTGTTCCTCAAAATGTTTATTACTTATATCACCCATTATTTTAATTTATTTAGTTATTTAGTTGGTTGGTTAGATTTTAATTTTACTCATTGTTCTTAGTTATTTATTGTTTATTAGGGATTTAAGATGACTTAACTTTGGATTATTTTCTTCTAATAATATCTCGTTCATTAAGACTACAAAATCTCCATATTTTTTAGCTTCTTCCTTCCTCCCCCGCTTCTCTGCTTTTCTTACTTCTTTTAGGAGGAAGGCTTTGACCTCCTTTGGTTGCACACAGTTTCCGCAATCGTGAATAGCCCAGCTTCTATCGTGGACAAATTCCTCATCAAAGCATTTTACCATTTCTTTCTCTTGTTTAGATAGGTTCATAGGTGTTTAGTTAATAGATGATTTAAAATAATTTATCTTGATTAGTTTGCAATTCCATAAAAGTTGTTTTTCCTTTATATCCTTTCTTAAAATGATATACTCCAACAGGAAATCCAAATGGAAACCCCGCTTTTCCTCCTCCAATAAAATGACAGGAAACTATCCCACCATAATCAAATACTTGTTTTAAAGTTCCCATAGATTTCATTATTTTTGCTACTGGAACAAGAAAGACTACATTATCCGCTAAATCAAAAGAGTCAAGTACCGGTTTCTCCAGCTATTCGTTTCATTACCAGATAGAGTGCTTGCTCGTAGGCGGTTGAGCCATTTACTACGCAATTTGGTATAATGGTGAAGAATTTTCTATCACCAGTTCTGTCCGTGTACTTGTCCATATATTTGATTTAATTATGGATAGGAGGGGAAGTTGAACCCCTCGGTGCACAGCTGCCTAAAGGTCGAATTTTAAGAGTTTGCACCTCACCCGACTATCCTAATATAGTCTTCTCCATATATGATAGAAAAATAAAAAAAGAACCCATAGCTGAAGAAACCTATTGAAGTCTGAATAAGGAGGATTAGTAACTATCCAATCAACTTTCTTATTGAAATCAAAGAAGTTTCTACCCTCCGCTATTTCACACCACTGAGTATTATGGGGAAGATAAGACATAAAAGCCCCCTCCCCCTTACAAGGTTCTAGCACTTCTCCACCTATTAGAAACATTGAACATATCTTTTTAGCAAGCCAATCTGGAGTAAATACAATATCATTTTTGTTTACATGGGCATATTTACCTCGAATATATGGATTGTGATTTTGACCCCTTATACTACCCATCTCTATTTAGTTATTTGGTTAATATGGCCTCCTCTATAAGGAGAATTATTAAGGTCGTCTAGCTTGTCTTTACATTGTTTCCAATTTGAGAGTTCGTGCCTATAACAGTTGGTCATAAATGACTGATTCTGTTGTTTAGTTTCTCTGGTAATATCTCGCTGTCTATAATCCATTATTTCCCAAAACATCTTATAGACGAGGAAGGAAACTAAGACTGCTACTATGGTGATGATAATTATGCGTTCGTAATTCATTTCTTGTTGATTATTTGATAAACTCTTTGAGCAGATACTCCTGCTACCTTTCCTATTTCCCTGTAAGTAAATCCTCTTATGGGTGCTTTGGTGAGGTGTTTCATTAGTTGTTTTCTGATGAAGGTTTCTTTGTGGGATTTTATGATCTCCAAGCCCTCGTCTCCAAAGTGTTCTGTGATGTATCTTTCTGCTTTAGTCATTAGTAGTCAATTATCTTATTAGTAATCAACGATGGCTAGTAAAATAAGCCAGAAGATAGTCCAAGCTACTAGTGAGGCGAGAACTGCTTTTCCGGCATCTTTGAACCATTGTTTGATGGCTTCTAGTATGGTGTCCATTTTTTTGATTTGTTTCCCTGAATAGGGAGAATAGATTTTCATTGTATTAGTTTATGTTTCACTCTAGGACTCGGTGACCTCGCTGTCCCTTCCTTGTGTCTAGCACAACTGTTGACAGCTACCCTCCTGACTGACTGGTGGGAATTTAGGGAGGCGTAATCCAGAGCAATTTAACCCAACGAACTGCTGTATGATTTTGCTTCGTGGGATTTTAATGTTCTGAATATATTAAATCATAGCTCTTTAATTTTGTCAAGTATCTAGCTTTTCCTTGAACTGCGTGATGATCCCCTCCATCTGACTGCGGTAGAATTGTTCAAAGTCTGGGTACTGTTCTTTTTTTTCTTGCTCCCAATAGCGATATATAACTCCTCGTAGCCTAATACTTGGGGACTTGCCCTCAAAGTTGGCGTCTTCTTTGGGGACTTCACTTTCATCAAATTGATTCTCTTTGAACATAAACCAGCCTACTGCTCCCCTGTACTGGAGTAATTGGAGAGTTTCTTGGGCTGTGAGTTCTTGAGTGGATACTCTGATGCTCAAACTGCCATCTACTCTGGTAGAGATTCCTGCTATTTGGGAGGCTAGTTGTATGGGTTGCTTGTTCACTTTTTGTTCTTTAACCAACATTTATCACTGCAAAATACTTTCCCTGTTTTTGGATTCAGAACTCTCTTAGCTCCACAATACTTGCAGGGTTCATATTGTACTTCTTCTACTTTGCCTGTTTCCATATTTTCTGTGAACTCCATTACTTTTTCTTCTCCTTTTCTTCCAATAGATCCTTCTATGCGATTCTTTTCTTTGACTACTTCTCCGTGAACTATGTCTTTTAGTTCTCCGTAGGCTTCGGAGATATTATCTCCTTCTGCTACTTCTGCTTTGGCTGAAAAGTGAAGGGTTGTAGGTTCATATTGCTTAACCTGTATAGTCAGCCCTTTGCTGTATGTAATTTCTGTTATTTTACTCATGGTTATTATTAAGTTGTTATCTCCAGTCAGAAGCCCTTAAATTTTTAAAAGGTTGTATGGTCTTATGACGGGTAGCTTTTTAATGAATCGGCTTTTGGGTGGAACTATCTCGTCTTAGATTTGAAATTCTTAGCGTTGCCCAATCCTTTCCTAGCAGGATTTTTTCCAAGCCTGTAAATATACAATGGACATTCTGGAAACTCACAGTTCTTTATAGCGTGTGCCGTCCCCTCTCCGCAATCAAAACATTTTGCCCTTATATCTTTTAGTTTGGGTCTCCCCCTGCCAAAACGAAATTCCCACAGGGAACAATCTTTGGTTGGGCATAGTCTGACTTCGTGGGCACTACCGCACATACAGTAGAGACACTGCCTCCTGATAGCTCTTAGTGGTGTTGTTTTCATTGTTTTGGGTTATTGATAATTACTCCAGTATTCATTCCAGTATTCTACTGCTTCATCTTCTTCTACATCTAGTTCTTTGGCTAGTTGGATAAATTCTTCTATGTGATCTACTTTGAGAATTATATCTTCCATTGTTTTGCTCTTACATTGTTAAAGATTCTTAGTTCGTCTTCTCTTTCTTTGAGTTCTTCTTTTTCTTTCTCTGTGAACTTGTGGTACATCAGTTCATTGATTGCTTTTTTTAGTGCATATAAAGAATACTCTTTTTCAAATGTTTTACTTCTCATCTTTATTTTTAATGATTATTAACTCAGTGGTTGCCCCTTCTTCAATACACTTTAGGATTTCTTCAATAGTTAGGAGTTCATCATAGAGAAAAGAGGGTTCTCCTATTGGCCAGTTGAATTTCATACAGAGTCTCATGGTTATTTTTTAGGCTTTTTAAACTCAAATACATTGTCACTTACCACACTATTATCTGCTTCAAGATGAAATGGTGCTTTGTTTTTGGTTGTGATATTAAAATAATTTCCTTGAATCTGAAGATACTTACCATCTAAAAATAGAGCTTTTTTTAGTTTGCCCAGTCCCCTTACTTCAATAGTTGGCTGAACTATTACAACCTTATCAGCAAACTTAAGTCTTATTATTTTATCTCGAAGTTTATTATTCTCACTTTTTAACCCTTCAGTTATTCCATAAAACAACTCATTATATAGATTAGACAATTTATTCCTTAATTTTTCCAAGTATGATAGATTATAGATGGTGGGGGAATCTCCTCTCATAGATTTCTTTTAATTATTTTCTATATTATATACACTACTTTAATTATGTCAAGTGTTGTTTTGTTTTATGCTTTTGTATTATTAGTTTCATCTGGGCTATGCCTTTATGTTTTGTAATAGAGTAGCTAAATATATCATCTTGCGTAAAAGATCCACCCTTCATTTTCACCTTAAACTTTTTACCTTGTTTGTGTTTTTGAATCAGTTGTTCTTCTATGGGGAGATTTAATATTTTGCCGTTTTTCAAGAGTAGCATTTCTCGCCATTTTTGTTGGTGTAATAGTCGGGGTGTCCTTCTTCGTCATATTTGTTTTTATCTATGGGATTGTCTGGGATATCTACCTTAACTGGATTGATGTGAAATGTTTGAGCCAACCGCTTTTTCTTGGCTTCTATTTTATCAACTTCTTTAGATTGTCCGGCGTCTATCATTCTCATTCTTTTATTAGAAGCTTCTATTCTTTCTATGTGTGCTGACATTTCGTGTTCTCCGACATATACTATACAGTTAGGATTGATTAGACGACCAGCTATCTCTATTGGATTCGCCCCGGCCTGCCACGCCTTTTTCAATGCGGAAAACTCTTTGTCATTAAGCGTAAAATCATCTCCACTAGTTAATACTGCCTTGTATTTGTCCATCTTTGGTTATTTTAACAAAATTAGATTTAGATTTCTTGGTCTTGTAGTAGGCTATCAGCTTTCCCAAATCAGACTCTAGTTGATATGGCGTGGTAATTGTCGGAGCATACTGAATGGTTAAACATTTGGCGGCTGCGTTAATGGCTCGCTGTAAAAAATCCGAACCATATTTTTTAAGCAGGCGTTCTACTGAAGCACGCTGTGTCTTGTTAGAAAACAATCTCTCATAAGAGGGATTAATTTTTCTGAATAACTCAATAGCTTTTTGAATATCTTTTCCCGCAAAACTTTGTTTTGCTAGATTAATTTCTTTTGTATTAGTTTCTTTAATTAAGTTTCTTTTGTACTGTGTGATTTTCACACCAGATTCTAGTGTTCTTTTCACACTAGATTTGTTTTTAATCACACCAGATTTATGCTTTTTACCTTCTTGTGTGATTTTCACACCAGATACCTTTTTGAGAAATATACTACCCAATTGATATATAACTTTTCTTCTGGCTCTTTTGGTGGGTGTGTCTAAAACAACACCCCCTTTATCTACTGCTATTATCCAACCATTCTGCACACACACTTGAATTGCTCTTGCTATTGCCTGATTTCCTCTTCCTGTAAATTCCATAAACTGAGATTGGCTTATATAGTCGTTCTTTTTTCTACCACCATTGATTATGTCTTTCCAACCCAGTGTCTTTCTGGTTATTAGTAGCACAACCCTTAGTTCTGTATCAGACATGTTTTTCATCTCTCCATTATATAGCCAGTTTGGGGTGGGGGTTGTATTTGGAATGAATGAATCCATTTGTTTTTTTAGTAATAAAAAAGCTACTCTAACAGCTTCTGTCCTGTCCTGATACAGCCAGAACAGAATGCGTTAAAATAGCTTTATGTATCAGGGATTCAAATTGTTAAACAGTACCTATAACGGTAATTCTAGTATTACACCAATCTATTATTTGTCAAGTAATGGACTTGGAGGCAATCGAAACCTCCGCAGTGAGAAGGAGGTGAAACCAAAAGCACTGCCCTACCTAGGAAATCCTAATATAGTTTTCTAAAAGTAATGAACGCTATTGACGCTATAACTCCACCTGCTAAAACACAGCCAAATAGTATTGCTCCTATAATGATTGTTGCTATTGCCATGTTTTTATACTTAATTAAGAAATTTATACATTTCTTCTTTTTTCTTCAAACAACCTGTCCATTATTTCGGTTCTGTCCTTGGCTGAGAGGTTCATAGAGTTAACCTTCTCTATGTCAGCACTGATTTCAGCTAATGTTCTTTTTCTTTTACGCAGTTGTTTTATTCCATCCTTAACGGCTCTTTTATTTGTATTCTCACCTGATCTGCTCCACATTTTTATTCAAAATTGAATATTAACAGAAGGGCAGCATCCCAGATGGTTAACTGCCTCAACGGGCTTTCGCCGCCTCTGTGAAGGCAATCATACTATACACTAGAAATTTAAATTGTCAACTGTAAAATAGACTGTCGCTGGTTATCCCTTATGTGAGGGTCTTCAACTGTGTATGTCTTTTGTTCCACTTTTACATCCTCTGTAATACTTCTAAAAGCGAAGATTGTAGCCAACATTAGTAGTGCGACTATAAATGCTATTACTAAAATACATGCAAAGAATTCACGCAGATAGTTAGATTACATTTTAGATACCCCAGCTCTAATAAATGCGAATGCCAATCCTTCCATGATTAGTTCGCTGTCTTGTTGAAGTATGCCTAGTAGTATCATAAGGAATGACACTATATAGGTCTTTTTACCTTTTAAGAAATCTACTATTTGATTCATTTCCATTGAATTAATTTCTTAATTGCACTTGATAATAAAGTTAGTAAGCCCTCAGCTTCTAAACCACGCTTATTTTTATCCACCAGTACACCCTTTTCACCCCTAAGAATGTTATTTTCATTCTCTAACTTACTGTTCTTAACACGCAATTCTTCTATTTCAGTGATTAATTCTCCATCCACGTCCATCTCCTCACACTCTTTGCGGTATTCTTTAAGGTCTTTGGCGGCTCGTATTTGTTCGTTTTCAGCCATCACCTTACCATAGTCATCGCCAGTAATTTTCTCAATCTCATTTTTAAGAACTGACTTAATGTTATACATATTTTCTTCTTTAGATTTAGTACCCCAATTAAATTTATCTGGGTCTATAAAGTTCTTGTAGTTGCTTATGATAACTTTATCTTTTGAAATGTCGAGATGTAAATGAGAACCCCTTGTGCGGCTTCCAGAATTGCCCGTTAAGCCAAGTAATTCACCCTCAGAGTACTTACCTACTGCTAGCCTCTCTGAGAGATGTAGGAAGCGAATTATGACACTCTGATTGTTTGGTTTAAACCAAACTGTATTTCCTCCTTGTGGAAGATATTTTGACAGAACTATCTCACCATCAAACGGAGCAAGAATTTTTGTTCCAGTTGGAGTCATATAATCTACCCCTAAGTGAAAACTTGAATAGAATGTAGGGCTACCGTGTCTATATCCTCGCCCAACATTCCAATCTTTAAGTGGTTTCATAGTCTTATTAGTTCTAAAAATTTATACAGAACCGCTAGTAATATAATTCCTAATCCACCATATACTACTTTTTCTAACATCTCAACCCTCCATTTGGGTACTTGCTCGTTACTCATCTTTTTAAGTGTTCCCATAATAGCCTTATGCTCTTTAGAGTTGTTAGTCTTTAGGTTGTTGAAGTTCGTTTCTAGTTTTACCATTTTAATTTCTAAGTTATCCATTATATTCTATTACCAATTAGTCCCTGCACTAATGAATGTCTGTTTCTTGCCACAATAGTAGCAAATCTTCTCAATAAGTTCCCCCTCCTTGAGATCATCACTCTTCTTCTCTATTATATTTTGACAATATTTGCAGTAAAGGATCATTACTTCTCTGGCTTAGGCACTAAAGCCTTTCCGAGCACAGCTTTGAGTTCTGCTATTACTTCTGCATCAGCACCGCTAATTTGGGTTCTTTGTAGAACTTGAAGCAGGACTTGTATCTGGTCTTTTGTTAGCTTTACCATTATT